CGTCGTGCATATCGTGTCATTCCTCGCGATATATGAGTAAACGCAAGAAGCAGTTTATGAAAACCGCAGCGGGCAGGCACAAAGCAACGCAGTATTCTGGTAGTAAAACAAACTCCGGCTATTCTAATCATGGTGCTAATAGCTTTAAGTCTAGCGCAAAAGGGTACCTAGTTAACTCTCAAGATGCAAGGCATGATATCGACGCTAACTTTAGGATGCTACGGGCAAGGTCAGTAGACCTTCAACAAGGTACGCCGATTGCAGCGGGTGCGTTAAAGACGAATAAAACCAATGTTATCGGTCCAGGTCTACGATTTAAAGCTAATATCCGCTATGAGGAATTGGGGCTGACGTTCGAAGAAAAGAACGCTTGGGAACGTAAGACCGAACGTGAATTTGCAATGTGGGCTAAGCACTGCGATGCACGTGAACAGACTGATTTCTACGGAATTCAGGCTCTAACGTATTATGAAAAACTGTTGTACGGCGATGCATTTGTAAATTTACCGCTGTTATTTAATCGAACAGATAAGAATCCGTATCCTTTACGATTGCAGATTGTCGAATCAATTCTTGTTGCTTCTCCACCTAAATATATGGGACGAGAAGAAGACGAGAATAACGACGTAATTCACGGCGTTAAGTTTAATAAATACGGCGCGGCCGTTGGTTTTTATGTACTAAATAAGCTGTATAACGCTTTTAAT